TGGGAACTTCGGACTCTCCCTCAGGTCAGTTGTTTAGGCTGGCCCGACCACTCCCTATAGGGGTGATCTCCACCCAAGTTTCATGCTAAACGACTTGGGACGTCCAGAGTACTCCAAGTGATTACTCGTGACCTCAGGAATTACCCTAAGGGAAGAACGAAGAGGAGCCGCGAGGCTCGAGTCTTCGTCTCCATTGTCGGGTAGACGCCAGGGAATTGAATCCCTTAAGAAAGCGTCTGTGTCCAACTTAAGTAAACACTTGAGAAGGGCAGCAGCCCCCTCCAAGGAATCCTTGGGGGGTTTGGCCTTCACTACATAGCCTCTGACTAAGGGGCTATGAAGGCTTGGGTGCACCTTCTGGGTTTCAAAACCCAAAAAGCTCACCCTGCCCAGCACAGAGGAGCTAGGCAAGACGACAGGGAAGTTATTTCGCAACAACTTCCTGCAAATGTCGTCAAGCCATTCGCAAGTCTTCCAGTAACCACTCATATAGAGTTGATTACGAAGAGAGACAAGCGATTGGACCTCTGAAGTATCCTGCCGTCGTGTAGGAAACGCTTGCCGGACACGCGTTATAGAAACGTCGTGCCCATTAAAGTACTCCCTACCACAAGACTCTCTGAACTTGCCAGTCCAGAAAGACTTGCTCGTCCCTACCCGGGCACCAAAATGCTCGAGCATACGAACGACGGAGGTCACATGGTCTACAGGGACAATTAGATCGTCCCCATAGATACGCACCGATCCGGAAAGGTCATTAAGATCCTTCCGGGAAAGTGACGTGTTAAGCGATCTCTGAATCCCCATGAAGATCAGTGTAGTAAATACCACTGCTTCAACAGGGAAGCAAAGTGCTGAACCCATAGACGCGTATTTGGCCAAACGGATTACTCCGTGACCACGTACGAAAGCCCGCCGGGACCGTGTAGCATCGACAGCCGCAAACAAATGCGGATACCGACGCAGCATAGTCCTGACGAGCTGATTGGAAACTCTATCGGAAGCATCACTCAAATCGAGTGTTGCGGTCCTCTGATCAAGAGAACCTTGACGAGCCATCTCCTGGTTAGGAGTTTGATCGTCGAATCCGATAACCTTCACAAGGAAGTCATCCTTGTAGAAGTGCTCGAGAAAACTGCGCAGGACTGCCTGTTGCATATACTGCATACAGGTAGGTTCCATAGCAATAACTCGGGGAGTTTTCAACGTCTTAGGTACCAAGACAACCTTAACAGGTGTCTCGGCGCCAGGTTCGTCGAAGCGAACTCCTGACAACTGACTAAAATACCGCCAGTTAGGAAGGAGATTCTCGCCAGCTGTTAAACCGGCTTGTTCGAGACGAGTGGTCCAAGTCTCCTGACGATACTTTCCGTTTCCGGAAAGACCATCAGCAGTAGATCCAGGACCATGTTTCGGCACAACTCTACCATAGTAGACATCTCTGTCTATCTTGGAAAAGAGGGGCGCGAATAACAAATCTGACATAAGTTCAAACTCCCTGAGATCTCTCTCAGAGATAGAACGATCAGATTCTCGCACTTCGAGCTCACACTCGAGATAATTGCGTAGAGCCTTCCTCTGTCGTGCTGGGGAGCACGGTAGAGTCATCTTGCCAAACATCAGCGTTAGCTGACGAATGGCTCGAATGGATTCCACGCAAGGATCATCGAGTAACAGGCCACTACTCCGGTCGAACACACGACTGAAGAAACCTCCGAGAAATCGGGGGAAACTTCCCCCGCGTTCATTGCAGAACGCAGGGTGGTTAGTCACCCGACCTTGGTCCAACCAGCTTTGGGCCGATTTTCCCAGGTCAGGTAGGGTAATCGTTAAAAACGACAACCCCTCATGTTCGACACGAGCCATGACGGTATTAATGTCATGGCTGGCGCTAGTGCAGCATTGGTCAGCAGCTTCCGCTGCTAACCTGGACCAGAGTGACATCAGCCTTTTCATTGGCCCTCCTTTAATAGGGGGTAGCCAAATGCCTAGCCTGATGACATCTACGTCTAGTTCAACTGGGCAGCCTTGGCTGCGCGGTTGGCCTCATTCACTCGCCACGACTGGACCAATTGGTCCTCGGCGTGAACCTTGCAAATGAAGCCCAGGTCCGCAGTAGAAAGACCGTGACGGCGAGGGTCAATTTGACCCATAAGCCAACCACGAGCTTCCTCAACGGAGGCATCCCAGGGAATGAAGGAAAAGGCATACATCTGCGCTTTTTCAAGCGACAGTGTCACCTCACCCGATTCCTCGGGGCGCAAATTGGAACTCAAAAGCAAGTCTCCTTTGGGAGAGGGTGAATGAAGTTACTAGATACCACGGAGTGACACCCGATTAAGGGTGCAGCCTACTTGTTACTGTACTATAAAAGTATCAATAACAAGATTGAGAGTACGGCCAGCCACTGTGAAAAGTGCAAACACAATCAGTAGAGTTTTATAACTCACTGAAATGTGAATGTCCAATCCAGAATGGTCGTCCGCACCGACACGACGTCCGGCCCGGTAGCTTGTGTACTTTTCCCCTGAAGGGTTCAGTCACGAGTTTTCCGACCCGGACCTCACTACGACTCACCGCCAAGCAACTTGGCGATGAGCGCATCGGAGCCGGTGGTAAACAGGGTTTTGAAACCCGTGTAAACCGCCAGCGCCTCGGTGTTCGTATAGCCAGCGGGCGGAAGGTCGAAGACGATGTAATTCGCCATCGATACCTTCACGTTTTCCGAAGGCTTGAACGGATCCGAGGTGACTTTCGAATGGTCGATCCTCAGGACTCGGCGAGCTCTTCCCTGTTTGACGAGGGAATGGTTCACCGAAAGCCTGATCAGCCCATCAGCAGAAGTGTAAGCAGACTCGTCCCCTGACGAAAAAGTTTTCGGCAGAGGCGTAGTCGCCGCACTGATGGTGATGGATTGGGGATCGGTAAATGCCATAGGCATCACTCCTAGGGCTCAGTTCTTGAGCCCCAATGGCGTTGGACGCATCACGTTCATCTCTTACCGCAGACGGGTTAACCCGACAGCGGCAAGAATGGACTTCTGGAGGGTCGAAAGACCTCCCATGGTAAGTCCGAACCCAAAGGGGTTTGCCTTCCGACGCAACTTCGTTTCAACAACGAGATTGATGTCGGGAGGTCGTACGGTTGATCCACCGCGAATGTTGGTGGGACCGACGAAAGTATAGATATCATGAACAATTGAATGTTCCATGATGTATCCGTACTTCATAACAAGACCATCGTTGGCCCAAGAGTTGGCGTTCGTAATGACATCGCCAACATTGGAAAACCAGTCGATAGCCCAGCTCCACGGGGTGAGTTCCCAAATAACCTCAGGTGTCAGGTCGGCTCCAAGTATCTTACGATAAACTTGGAAGTCGGATGCGAACGGAGTATACAAGTCCCGAAAGAAAGTCATCGGGAGATGATACACGAACGCACCTGAGAACCATCGGTTAATCGTCGTTTGACGACGACGGATGACATCACCACGTGGTAAACCACCGCTCGTATTTAGCAAGCTAGTGTTGTTCGAGCCCAAGTAGGGCCAAACTTGACTAGCCACCGTTACTTCCGAGACGGTGATCTCTGGTGGAAAAGTAAACCTACGTCTGACCACTTGGCCATTATCACGGATATACTGTTGCAACAGTTTATCCATATGAGTGACGGCGCCGATAAAATCGGTAACATCGCTCACCAAGGGAAGCCAACCAAACTGGTAGTTGAGAAACTCACCTGACCCACTCTTCGCAGAATTGCGGAGGGAGAGTGCAGATTGAGTATTCTCTTTCCAGGCGGCTGCACCAATTAACTTGGGCAGACCATCATGGTAAGCTTCTAGCAACGCAGTTGCTAGGTTAGCAGTAGGTTTGGTAGGTGCACACTTAGCAATGGCCGTCGAACCAAAGGCATTAAGAGCAGCGTCAGAAGACGCTGCAGCCGAAGGAAAGGCGACTTTGCCAGGGAAAGAGGCTTCATCGATGCGACACGGTCCATCATAGATGTACCGTTCGTAAGGATTAGGACCTCCGAACCACCCAGTGTCGATGTGTACATCGTCTGTCGACGTATAACACACCGACTTCTGGGTAGTGAAATCACCACCAACATCCCCTGGCTCCCGTTGAAGGGAACGCCATGAGGGATGACTTTCGGACTCAGTCACCTGAGTCCCCTGCAAGTGCGGCAGAGGTATCCGATCGTCTATGATAGGCGCCTTTTCGATTACCGGGCCGTCAAGCCCAGTTCTCACGAGACGCCTAAGACGAGCGGGACCATACCCTGTAAAGGGAATAGGTCTCTTTCGGACCACTGCCACAACGCACCAGAGCTCCTTATCTGGTCCCAGCGGGTAAATCCCGCTGAACATGCCCCCCACCATAATCCCCCCCCGGAAAGGGAGGAATCATTATGGAGGACAGGGATGAACTGCACTGCGCCGGGGCCCCT